CGCGAATGGCCGCGATCGCCGCATCAGCCACAGCCTCGGCGGCCTCATGAGTGCCCGCCTTGAGCGCGTCCTGCTTGCCCTTCAGACGTTCGGCGCGAATGGCGTAAATCACCGCTTTCCAGGCGCTGGCCTCGACCAGAATGCTGTCGGTCGCCGCTTGGGCGTCCAGGCCCGTCGCGTCCATCCAGGCTTGCACCGTGGCCGGAACCGGGCCGGCGTAGCTGGCAGCCGCGAAGCGCTCGGCCTCATCCGCCGTCAGGCGATATTCAACCGCGCGCAACGGGTCGCCCAGGACGGCGCGGCGCGCTTGGTCGGCGCACTGGTCAATCTGCTGCGCAGCCACCAACAACGCGGCCGCCAAAGGCAGGCTTTCGAAGTTGAAACCGGCGTAAGTGCGGCCATTGAAGTCGACATTGATATTTTGCTTTTGCATAACTACCTCAGAGAGTGGCCAGGTTAGTGACGATGTTGCTCAGGGTGTTGGCAGCCGTGCCTGCCGCCACGGCGGCGACGTAACGCCCCGCAAAGCCCGACGGGAAAATCACGCCCGTTACGGTCAGAATCAAGCCGGACGCTGCAGCGGAACACAGCGTTGCCGTCGCGCCTGGCAGATCCGCGATTTCACAGTCAATCAACTTGACCGGCAGCAAGGGCGCAGTGCCCGTGGTATTGCTTTTCAAGAACGCGTTAAAGCCACCGCTAGGCACCGGGACTTGGCCTGTAGCACTTGGGAATTCAAACACCATGTCACGGGCCACAATCTGCGCGGACAGCAAAAAGGACAGCCCCGCCAGGTTGGTGACGCCGTTCGCGTCCTTGAAATACGCAGGGCGAATGGTCCGCTTTGTGCCGATGGTGTCAGAGCGCAGTTCGACCGACGTGCCCTCAATGGTGATATGCGCCGTGATCGCATAATCCGACAACAGGCGAATACTGCACACACCCCCTACCGGCGTAATGGCAATAGCCTTGTCGATAGTCTTCAGCGGCGACAGGGGGCCGCCGTCGTTAGTGTCCAGGCCGTTGAGTTGATGGACGTACAGAATTTTCTTGTTCGCTGGTACGGCTGCAATCGCCGCCACGACCGCCGCGTCAATACTCGCTTTCTTGCCGTTGAAATAGTCCAACAAGAGGGTGGTTTTCGACACCAGGTCGCCAATCGAGGATTCAAGACTCATAACGCTTACGCTCCGTAAGTTGCTTTAGTAATTTGATGTTGCAGGCTGACCACTGCCATTGCGTTAACCGCAATAGCCGTCAACAGCCCCTCATAGTCGCCAGCCTGACGCACTTCGACCTGACGCATTCGACTCGTCAGGCTGTCAATCTGGCGGCCTTCCAGCTCATGCTGCTTCGCCTGACCTTCGATCAGGTCTTGTTGCGTCACACCGCGCAGCATGTCCGCGATGTTGGCCGAGGCTTGCACGGCGGCCAGCTCGGCAAGCCCCGCGTAGTCGCTGTTCTGGCGCGCCTCGGCTTTGCGCATGCGGTCCATCAGGTTGGCAATCTGGCCGCCTTCCAGTTGGTGCAGCTTTGCCTGGCTTTCGACCACGTCCTGCTGTTCCAGCCCGCGCAGCATGTCCGCGATGCTGGCCGTCGCCAGGGCGGCCAACTCTTCCGACAGCGTCAGGTTCAGCCCCGCGCCGGTTGAGGTGATCGTGACGCTGTCCGGCGGCAACGCCGTCAGCGACAGGTCGTAGGCCAGCAGCAACTTGTTCTCGGCCGGCTTGTAGGCCAGCACGTCGGTAGGGTGCGACCAGACCGCAAACAGGGTGCCGTCCGACAGCAAGTAGCCGATCTCGCGCACCCAAATGGCTTGCGGACCATCCGCCACCGCTGTGACGTGCAGCAGCGTGGAACTCAGGGTTTCCCCATCAGAGATGGGGTAAACGGCCACCTGCTTGCGCAAAGCCGTCTGCGTGTTAACCGGCGTATAACCTTCGGTCCCGATCACCACATGGGTGATTTGCGCGGCCAGTCCGGTTTTGTCCTTGCGCCAAACCGCAGACAAGCCGGCCTTGGTAATAACGGGTTGTAGCTCACTCATAAAACGGCCTCCATAGTGCCCCTGACAACGATTAGGGTCTGTGCCGCGTTGGCCACCGCAAAGCTCTGTTCCGTCGCTGCTGGCACCCCTTGAAGGTCTGCGCTGTACCGGCTCACCCCGCACGCGTCGACCACGTTGGCCACGCCCAGCGCCTGGACAGCCGTATCAGGCTGCAACAGCAAAGGCTCTTGGCTACCGCGAACCACCACTTGCCCTTGGCTCGCGTTGGCCACCCCCAGCGCGTTATCGAACCGCGCGCCGAGCAATAGCGTGTAATGGCTGCGCTCGTTCTTGGTTGCGTCGACCAGGGCCTTGATGCGCTGGAACAGTTGCGGGGAAAGAATCGAACCCTCGCCCGGGCGGTTGTCGTTCGCCCAGGCCGTCAGCTCAAAGCTGTACGGCACAGCCCCCGGTATTTGCGTCCACTCCTTGTAATCTGCGGTCAGCCCGACAGCCTTGAGCACCCGGCGGATCGCGCCGACCGTGCCCTTGCGCTTGTGAATCGGGATCGACTGCCGGATCAGCGCGCGCTGCTGGGCTTCCGTGTCGGCCGCCTCCCAGCCTTCGAC